ACCGCCATTCTCATTTATATTTGCGGCCGGCGTGTGCATCCGCGGGACCTTGCGGCCATCTGTTGTCACAACGGATGTAAATTGATGATCAAAATTCCACAATCCCCAAGCCGCCGGATAGGTTTGGCCATCCGGCCAGTTTTGGAAATCCGGATTGGCATTTAAAGCATTGCGGCTATTTTGAGTTATCCGCGCGGAGAGCTCTCTTTGCTCTGTGGCCGCCGCCGCCTCGCCCGTCGCAATGGTCGCTTGGGCTAAAGCTATCGAGGCCTGCGCCTCGGCGGCGCTGTTAAACCCTTCCGCGTCATCCCTAAAACCTTCCGTCTCATTTCTAAAGGTGGAGGTGGCCGTGCGATCAGATTGGGTTTGCGCGGCATCCGCAGTGGTTAAAACCGCATTAGATTGCGCAATCAAAGCCTGCACCTCGGCCTCTTTAACACGGGTAATATTTTCTATATTAAGAGAATAGATTTTATGAACGGAGCCATGGGGCGTAAAATTTAACAATACCTCAGCGCGGAAATAACGGGCGTCGGCATCAAAATGCGATTGCGGGGCGGTAAATTCGAAACTGTAAGCTGTTCGGGCTGTGCCGATGACGCCTTTTGACTCTTGGATAACGCCGCCATTCGCCCAGGCGCCGGTGAGCATCCGCCCCCTTAAAAAGAGAGTCCCTGCGGCTATGTCTGATTTTGCGTCGGCCGTTACCAGATATGTCGCCCCCGGCACATAAGGAACGACGCCCTTTTGCCCCAGGCTGACAGTGGCGTCGCTGGCCGATGTGTTTTGAATAAAGAAACCATCCGCATCCGAGCCGGCGGTTAAGGTTGGGGCCAGGGTGGCATCGCCGGCAGAATCCGGCGAGGTCGCAATGTTGGATGTAAAATATTCGCCGCCATCTTCAAATGTGGTCGGACGGATTTCAATAACCTGCCGCCGGGCCTCATCGCGAAATTGAGCGGTTAAGAGCTCAGCGCTTGCCGCGCTTGCGGAAAAACCTGCCGCATCATCGCGGGCGTCAACCGCCTCCCCGCGCGCGATTTGCGCTTCGCCGCGCGCGTCCTCTGCTAATTGACGTTCATCGGCGGCGAGTAATCTTTGCGCCTGCGCCGCGGCGGCACTGGCCGCGGCGTCCGGGAAGGTTCCAACCGTGTTGACCAGATCGACAATGTCGGTTTGAACCGTTTCAAAATCGCTTTGGAATTGCGCCGCGCTACGCCCCGCCACATTGGCGGCATCATGAGCGATGAGATTAGCCGAGACTGTGACTCCGGCAATGACCGGACGGTCAGCTTCCGGCGTGACGGCCCCGCGAATATTCACAAGACCGGCCCGCACGTCATAACTGTTTCCGGGGGTCAGCCCGCCCAAATTCAACATCGGATTCGCGGCCGGCGCTGACCCTGCGCTAAACCACGCGCCGGTGCCGGCCATAGCCGCCTCATAAAAAACCGTTTCAAACAGCGCATCCGGCTCGGGGGTGACCGCCGCCGCCAAAGACGGAACAGACACGCCCGTTGGCCCTGCAATATTGACGGGCGTGACCGCTAAATTTTCAGGGGCCACCACCAGATCATAAGCCAGAATATCTGTTAAGCTGGCCGGGGTGGAATTTAACCCCCCGACGCCCAATGTGATAATCCGCACATCAAAACTTTGTCCGGGACGGCCAAAGTTTTGATGTGCGGATTATCACATTGGTGCCGGTCACATCCGGATCAGGGGGTTCGCGGAAATCCACCTGAAAACCATCAATCACAGCGCCAATCGAGGCCGCGATTGTAAAGCCGATATTGATCGCTTCATCCGTGGATTGATAACCCGTAATATTTACAGCATTCGGGCGGGCATTAAAAGCGGGCGGCAAAAGCGGGGTGTGGGCGGGCGCCGCAACGCCGTCAAAACGTTCCGGCGCATATTCAGTCCATTTGACCAAGACCGATTTATTCTCATCATCAATCGGGTCCAACCCCGTCACAAGCGCGTTAATCACGTCTTGTTCCAAAATACCCACGACACAGATTGCCCCCGGCTCAGGGCCGAGATTGGCGGCAATAGGCGCCGCAAAGGTAAAATTATTTGTGACCAGAGAGCCCTGCCCGCCAAAATCGACATTCAGCTCAACCAGATGATTGACGCTATTGGCGCTGATATAAGGCTGCCCCTGCGCATCCGTCCCGATTTTAATCCACCGGGCGACATAGGTGTGGCCGGCTAAAAGCTCAGGCGTTTCAGACAGTTTAAACCCTGTAATATTCCCGCTGCCATCCGCCCAGATTTCGGTCACGCGGCCACTATCGCCCGAGACCTCTATCGTGGAATGGCGCACGCCGACACGGTCGCCAAAGCGCAGAATAATCCGGCCTTCAATATCTTGCTGGCATTGACCTGAAAGGGTTTGATATTTTGAATTTAAGAGATGCCGCCGCGCCGCCGCGAAAACATCGTCATATTCAACCTTTCCGGGGAGTGAAAATTGCTCGAATTTTTCGGCGGCGAGGATATTATTCCCCGGATCGTCTGCCGGACCATAACCGGGCGCATAGACAAAGAATTGATCATTGCGGTAATCTGTGGCCCGGTTGACAAAGGGCACCCGCAGCGCGTGAACATCAGAGGGGAATATTTTTGAGAAGGTGAAATTAGCCGCATTATCCGGGGAGAGGATTGTCCGGTTGCCTTCGGGTTTGGGCCCATCCATCACCACGGTAAACCGCCCGCCAATTCGCAGGGCGCGGGCGTGACCGGCCCCGGCGATAAGCTGCTGTAAGTCCCCGCGCCGCCGGGCGCTTGTTTCTACATAATCGAATTTGTAATTATTATCCTTATTTGAACGCCAGAACCGCGCGAGATCTGACGGACGAAATTCACTATCCGGTGTCGGGACTTTGGTATGACCCCCGCGCGAAGCAAAGAGCAGTAAATCCGCCGGGTTAGAGGACGGGGCTGCGCCTGACCAATTTGCCAGAGTCGCGTCATCATCCGTCAGCGGCGCGGCAGGCGGGGTGTAAACCGGGCAAAGCGTTTCGGCAACGGCGTTGATTGTGTTGATCGCGCCGTTAATTTGCTCCCCCGCCTTTATCCGGAAAGCCGTGACAGCCAGCTCCGAGGATCACCCTCAACCCAACTATTTAAACCCGCCCAACTAATGGTGTCAAAATATTCATCATCTGTGGATTTGGGGGATGTCCGCCGGACCTCAATATCATATTGAACGCCCGGCGGGACAGCGAATTTAATCGAGACCGGAAAGGGCTTTCCGGCATCGCTGCGGGTAAATGTGCGGGTCAGGTCAACCGAGCCGCCCGCGCCAAGGCCGTTATGATAGGTGGTGACCGTGTTGGAGCCGTAAGCGGCCTCCAGAGCGCGGCGGGTAAAACCGCTGGTGCCGCTAATGGTCCGCGCAACGTCATCGGCCTCTTGGACTGTGGCCGCCGTGCCTGTCCGGTAAGACCCGGTGCCGGTCTCGCGGTAGCGCACTTCGATTGTCACGCTGTGGCTTTTCTTTTTACCCTTACTGGTCACGCGGCCCAAACCCTGCGTGAAATAAAGCTGGATTTCTATCTGTTCCGCATCGGGCGGCGTGGTGCGGCGCTTCCAATCCGTGCCGTCAAGCTCAAGATTTAAAGGCCCGGACGGGACAACAATCCCCGGAACAAGGGTCGGGGTGGCGGCGGATTTGGTCAAGCTGTGCTGGATTTGAATATCCGCGCCCGGCGTCAGGGCGGTTTCGCCATATTTCAAATCCGAGAGCACAATATCATGACAGGCCCAACAGACCGCGCCGATTGTGTAAATGTCCTCGCCGATAATCTCTTGATAAAAGGGGACAATAATATCCGCAAAAACACGGCGCCGCCCGAGAATAATCGGAATAGCCGCGCCCGCGCGAATCTGGTTTTGAGCCCCTTCAATCGAATAAATGCGCGGGCCGGTTTCAAGCCCTTTATTCTCTGAGGGCGGGACCAAAGCATTGGCCAGTAAATTGCCGAGAAAAGTTCCGACTGTTTGGGCGGCGACTTGCGCCAAGGCCAAATTTCCGCCTGTAACAACAAAGACAACGACGAAAACAGCAAATTGCACGATGCGGCGGATAAGCCCGCGCAGCACACCCTTGCGGGCCGGAATAAGAAGTTCGACAGACGCGCCCGCCGGCGGGACAGTATCATCCGCCTCCACGCGCGCGCCGTCCAGATAGATATCCGCCGCGCGGCGCAGATCCTCACGCAGATAAGCCTCATCACGGATTTGCGCGAGGGTGTAATCCACAGGCACCCACATCTTGCGGGGATCCGCAAAAGCATGATCGCGCACCGCAACAAATCGGCCGAGATCAACGTCGGTCCGGCGCGCGGCTTTGACTAAAGCCGTTGTCACGGGGTGATAGCCTCTTTGGGAACGTAATAGCCGGCAATGCGCGCGGCGATGTCCTCGGCCCGCTCGCGCACCAGCTCGCCCGCGCTTTCGCAGGCATGCAAAATATCGCCGCCGCGCTCATAAAGCCCGACATGATTGGGCACCGCCCCGCGCCGCATTAACACGCCGCAGCCCGGAACGGGGCGGGGAATTTCCGTGCAATCCTGCAAAAATTTATGGATTAAATCCCGCGCCGTTTTTTCGCGGTGATAATCATCCCCCTCTGCCTGATCCGCTTGCCAATCCGGCACGCTCACGCCCCAATAACCGCGCCAGGCATAAGCGAGCCAGCCGGCACAATCAAAGCCGGCGGCAGGATCTGTCCCGCGCCAAACCCAAGGCAGGCCGATATAATCAGCGCTCCAGCGGCGCTCAGGGAGGCGGGGGAATTTAACCGGCATAAAGAGCGGGGGCATGTTCAGGGGTGTAGTTAAAACTTGTGGCGGGCTCGCCGCTATCATCAGAGGTGCCGATAGAGCCTTGCATCACTGTATTATCCCAGGTGATGGCGAAGAATTTAAATTCAGGGAGCTCAATTTGAATGTGATTGGGATCAGAGGCCAGAACCTCGCTAATCAAAATTGTCGGATTGACGTCCAAATCCTTGACGATTTGCACTACGGCGCGATCAACAATATCCAAGCGCAGCGAGCCGATCAGATTTCCGTCCTCGCCCTGGGCGGGGGGGAGATAGCTAAAGCCTGATTTTCTATAAAGGTTTCCATTACTGGTGATGTCTTCATCATTGAGCGCAAAATATTCCGCTTGCCCGGCGCCGGGC